AGCAGCAGTTGTTGTAACTTCTGTTACACCAGTTACTACATCAATTGCACCAGCACCAGAAAGTGTCTGTACACTTGTCTTCAAGTCTGCAAGAGTTTTGTTAGTAAGGATATCAGCAGATACTTTACTTACTAATGTAGAACTTACACCAGCAGGAAGTAGACTTATATTAGTTACACTTGCACTATGTGGTTGTGGTTTGATTGTTTGTCCGTGTGAGTTCGCATGACAGTTAAGTTTAATCTGTCCTTCAACTGAGGAACCATCACCTCTGACTTCAACGATGTTGTTGGCAGGCGTAACCTCTAACGCACCACCAGTTCCAACAATTCCACCAGTAGTTACTGTGGTGATTGTTGCTGAGGTTTGAGTTCCACCAACTACTCCGTTAATAGTGGGCGCAGTCAGTGTTTTGCCTGTGAGGGTTAATGTATTGCCGGCGAGACAAATGGATGCAGTGTCACTCAAGTTTGTACTTGCGAGACTAATTGCAGCACTACCATTGAATGCTACTCCAGCAATGTTTCTTGAAGATGCAAGAAGGGTTGCTGTTGCAGCATTGCCTGTTATGTTTACGTTAGACGCTAAGGTAGTACCGTCACCAAACTTGGTGTAGAGTTCTACGAAATTGGCGTTTAGTTTACCTGCTCCACTACGGAGGTCATCGCCTGTTCCGTCATTCGCAGAAGTTCCACGCCCGATTGCTTGATATGCCATTATTGGGTTTCTCCTATTATGTTCTTATAGTTATTTATACGTCTAATCTACTGGGTATCGTAAGTTTCTGATGAATTATCAAAGGTAGTCTCTAATGTAGAGAATAATTGAAATGCACCACCCGATGTAATAGAATCAGCGTCAAATTTAGTTGTTGTTTCATCGAAGCCGATATTGACTTCATCGAAGGAAGTTGCGTACCTTCCTTCAGTATCCCTAGTGTTTCCACTCTCATCAAACCTTTGTATAGTATCATCGAATGAAACGAAGTTATTATCAAAGGCATTAGTCAAACCTTCCCTAGAGATATATATCTCAGACGGAGGCATGAAGTTAATTCTTTTTGTAAATGCACTTGCTGGAATAGTTCCATCTGCATTTACTATCTCTCTAATTCCAATGTATCCAATTTGTGCAAGTGTGTATTGGTCACGAGACTTGTTGGCGCCTGTGGTTGCAATTCTTCCACTTGGATCACGATGGTTTGGTATCACAACAGAACTGCTGGTGGGATGTACAGAGAAAGCGTAGTGTGCAACATTCTCCATTGTCGGCCCTGTAAGATGTGCGCCTCTTCCAATGTTCATTCTAACCGATACATCAGATGTTAATGTAACATCTCTACCATCTGGAACATCTGATATATCTGAATATCCAGACATAGGAGCAGATACAAGGGTCGCATTGTTTGTTGTCGTACCTAACCTTCTCCCAAAGATTGTGGTGAATAGGTTAGTGAATGTAGATGCGAGTTCTGGAGAGAATGTATCATCACCGAAGTAATCACTAATTCTACCAGCAGCAGGCACTTGAATAGTTGCAGATACCTGAGATGCAAAAGATACTTCACCGAACACGTTCCAACCAGCAGGGTGAACAGAACGGCGAATAGAATCTCTCCATTCATTAATAGACTGTCCAACACGAACAACATATGAGTAATCTTGATAGTATAAACTATCTTGAACCTTCATACTTTCAACGGAAACCTTACCTCTATCTGATTGGAAGGCTCCAACTGTAGTACCGATTGTTCCAATTTCAACATCACCTGTAGCAGAGTTTGATTGTACAACTGTAGCAGTAGCACCTGTGACTGTGGTTAATGTATCACCCTCATCTAATGTAACAGTAGTCTTTACCTTTAACAAGTTTCTTGTGCTATCAAAGTTAACTACCGTACCAGAGTGACTAGTTAAAGTATCTCCCTTTGCAAAATCACCAGAGTAATCTTTAATAATAAAGTTTTTATTAAACTCAGCTGTTGGGACTGTAGTATAATTCAAACCAAAGTTTGTTACTGCAACATCACCAACTGCACCAATCATTGGCGACTTGGTAGAAAGGGCATATAGTTCTGCACCAGAACCACCAGTTGTTGAGACAGAGATAATTGGTGTCTTTAAGAAACCATTACCAGAGTTAATTATTCCTACCTTTGTAATCTCACCACGTTCAGAGGAAACACTCAAATCAACAAATGTTTGTGGTTCCAGAATAATCTGATCCCCATCTTCAAATACAAGATGGTCGGCTTCACCTACAGTTTGTTCTAGTGTAGTAAAGAATACGTCTGCATCTTCTCTAAGAAGTTGTTTCCCATCTTCCATGATGATATCACCAGTGAAGTCTTGAGAAGTTCCTGCTGCTAATGCATAATCCAAAGAAGATTTTTCAGTAAGTACCATTCCACTTTGTTCTAGGAACAGGTTACTTCCGTCTTCCATTGATAGGTATGCGTTGTTTAGCGTACCGTCTTCCATTTCAAAATTTTCATTCTGAACTGTTAAAATGTTTAGGTTATCTTCTGTAACAATTTGATCTGGAGATGTGTCAGACTCTAGGTTTATTCCACCACCAACAACCAGAACCTTTGCACTAAGACTTGTGCCTTCAGTACCAGTTATATTAAATACAAGGTTATCCCCTACTGCATAACCAGTACCACCACTTTCAATTAAAATATCATTTACACTGCCGGGCCTGATAGATTCGATTCTTGCAGTAGCTTCATTATTTCCACCAGCGCCAATAGTAACCGTATCACCTATGGAATAATAAGAACCACGGTCGGTAACAACCTTTCCTGTAACGATTCCCTTTACAACACCAGAGATTTCTAAGTCTCTTGCGGTATCAATTGAGGTAAGAGTTTCTCCCTCAATAAAAGTTCCAACAATAGAGTTTTCATCTAGACTAAGTTCAGCAATGTTACTTGCACCTTCTCTAAACTTAATAACAGTTATGAGAATTGCTTTTGCACCAGAGGTTGCACCAGTGATGAATTCACCAACAGCACTTGTAAAGTCAGACTGTCCTGTTTCAGTAATTCGAATTACTTTGTCTGTTGACCACTCACCATCAGATGAACGTAATAGGTTGTCTCTTGGATAAATTATTTCTGGTTCTTCGTTGAAAAGAATTCTGAAGAATAACTTGTGAGCATCAGCAGTACCCTTTGCTGCGTACAAGTCTTTAATACTCTTAATAAGTTTTCTTTTCTCTGTACCTTCTGCTAGGGTATTAGGTATAGACTCCATGAGGGAGTCTCTAAACTTATCAAGAAAACTGTAAACTGTATTGTCAACATCTGCATACTCAAGCATCTGTTGAATGTTTTGAACAGGGTTTGCACGATAAGAAACAACAGTTGTTGTTGCACCAGAAGTTGAACCTGTTATTATTTCACCAGTTTCAAATCTTTGTTGGGACGTTATGAATAATCTATTATTAGCATCGAAGTCATCAACAAGTACTCTTGCTGTGGCTTTAGATTTAGAACCAACAATAGTTTCACCAGCGACAAACTTTCCGATAGATGATTCAAGAACAACCTTTAACTCTTGTTCGTCAAGAATATAGTTAGTTGTGATTGTTTCTTCTATAACAAAATCATTAGAACCAGATACAACCAGCTCACCAGATTCTAAAAACTCATAATAGTATTTTAAAAATAAAGCAAATACAGGATGATCCGCCTTGATAAATTCAGGCAGTTGATCTTGTATATGTGGTGATACTTTATTTTTTAAAGTTGGTGTAGACATTTAAAAACCTTGCTAGTATGTATTCTGTGTTGTAGTATATCCTGTACCAGCAGATGAACCGCCAGATACAATAACATCAACAGTGCCATCCACTGATGTATTAGCCAAATCAATTTCTAGTAACTGATTTCTAACAGACACAATATCATTAGAAGCGGGAAGTATATCAATTGATATCTTTCCGTCTGTACTGGTTGTACCAGTAATAGTTAAATCGGTAAGAACAATCTTTCCAGTTGTGTAATCAATTGTTCCTGCTGTTGAATCCACATATGTTCTAGTAGTACCACCAACCAAATAATAAGTTCTGATGTTACCAGAACCATCATCATCCAGATACAATGTATTTGTATTTGTGGAAATAGTAAATCCTGTTGATGAAGTAATACCACCCATCACTTTATTATGGTCAACGTGTGGGTTATATAATGGGTTATTAAAATTAATAACATACTGAGTAATAGTATTTAATACTGGTGTCACTATTTTATTAAGCGTAATTCTTGTAGAGTTAGAAAGTATTGAAGTGTCTGTACCATCAATCAATCTAGAGATTTTAGAATGTCTGAATACAACATCAAAGTTTTGTAAGTCATTTGAATTATAATTTGTTATTGTTGTTCTGATAAGTGTTTCTAAATCGCCCACAGACTTTGTAGTTGTCTTACTATCAAATTTAAAGTTAGTCTTTAATTTAATCTTTGTCACTTCTGGATTCACAAACGTAGGACGAATAGATGCGACATTGTATTTTTTCAAATCAACTGCAATACTATTCTTTTGAGCCTGTGTCAAATCAACACCAGACTTTGTTCTCACTGAAAGAAAAACCTGTCCGTAGATAGGTGGATCATTATCTTCACCACCCCAAACTTGAACTGCCTTTGTTCCAGCATATACTGTAGGAAGAATTGTTTTGTAATCTTGTGTAGTTACTGCTCTACCCTGAGATGCATAATCTAGGGGAGCGTTAAACTTGATAGAGGAAATAGTTTCTGGTTCCGCACCACCTCTTGCAGCAATCAAAGATGAAACCGTTACATCAGTTTCACCATCAACAGAAGTTGTGGAGAATACGTTTGCGGCATTAGCTTTTGATTTGTTTGTTACAATGTATTGTAGTTGAACAATGTTGCCATTTGAAATTGCACTTCCAACAACACCATCTCCGAAGTATACTTCAAACTTACCACTACCATTCTCTTGTAAGAAATAAACCTTAGCACCAGATGTCACTTGAGTAATATCAGTTGCAAGAGTATATACAGATGTTGTTGTATCGCTTGTAGAGTTCTGTACAGAAACATTCAATGTAGTTGTGTCAGCACGTTCATCAGAAAGCATAAACTTCTGTTCGATGTTATTCAAATCAACCGTGTACCTAGATGTGATAAGAGTGCCTTCATAGATAGGAACATTAATAAATCTCATAACACCATTTGATGGAGTTATCGACAAGTCTGTATTCGTAACAAAACCAAACGTACTACCATCCATCTTTGTAGTGAACCGTGTGCCTTTAGCGAGGGTTGCACTTGTAGCAACAGATGAATTCAATACTACATCAACATATGCAACAGGAGCACGAGCAGAGCGAGGCGTGTACCCAAGTTTCTTTGCATGGGATACGACTGAAGAGCGAAGAGTTGCACTATCTAGAAATGCTTCATTCATTGCAAAGTTGGCATTCATTGCAAGGTAGTGAGTATTGTATGCGAGAAGATCAATGATTTGAGACATACCAGAACCTTCGAAGTTGTAGTCCGTAAACTCATTCTGATTCTTCATGTATGTCTTGAGGTTGTCTTTGATTAGATCAAAGTCTAGTTCTGTGACTTGTAGTTTGGTTGCCATATTATTTACTCTTCTCTAATTGATTTAACATTATCTTAGTCTCTCCAACTCTATGTCCATCTCTATAAGTCCGTCTGGAGAATTCACAAGATAAAATTCAATGGTAATATTGTATGCGTTCCTATCAATATTAGCATCTACCTTTACAGATATTAACTCCACTCTAGGTTCAAAGTTTACTATACACTCTTCAACATACACCGATAACATTTGAGCCGTGCTTGCATCAACTGGTTCAAATAATGTCTTCCGAATGTCAGAACCAATCTCTGGATGAAATGGACGTTCATAAAAATCCGTTTGGATAAGATTCCTTACACTTCTCTTTACTGCATCAGCATCTGTCAACTTTGCAATGTCGCCAGTAATAGGATGTCTAGTGAAAGACAGACTAACATCCTTATACACTCTAGTGCTTCTGGACTTTGACGCTGAAGCATCAGTAAAAGAATTGGGTGTAAGTGCCATTTAAATCTCCTTAATTCTATTTATAACGAAACTTAGAGATTATGGAAGGAACGGTTTACAATATGTTCTTCTTCAATATCATCCTTAGACTGCCCGAAGTATGCGACTGCGTGATGTTCTGCAATCATATTATCATTTAGAATACTTCCGTCTTCCATTTTGAACTGTCCAAGTATCCTACCGTACTTACCTTTACCATCCTTGACAGTGACAAGTGTTTGAGTTGAACCCAATGGCATATGGTCTGTTACATACTTTTTAGCTGCAAGTCCATACTTCTTTTCTTCTAAGTCTCTTGTCCTAGACTCTGGTGTGTCGATACCGAAGAAGCGAATTCTCTGCTTCTTTAACCAAACTCCAAAACCCAAATCAATGTCAACATCTGTTGTGTCGCCATCAATCACTTTAACTATTTTACATTTATATTCAAACATTTATTTCTCCTTATCCAGCAGATACATTTCCGCTGCCTGCTGTCATAGCGCCAGCATCCGCTGCATCTCCAACTCTACCTACAGATATACCATTAACCGTAACAGTACCAGAACCAGCCTTTAATGTCTCAACATGATCTGGGCATGCTGGTGGACTATGGGTATGTGTAACTGTAGGAGCTCCAATAACAATTATATTTATACCGTTAGCTGTGACGGTTCCATCTGTATTAGATGAATCAATAGTTGTTGCGGTAGTACATAGATGTCCTGTATCTAATGCGTCACCTACTCTGCATACTGCTGGCATGTCTTTCTCCTATGCTAACTGGTAGAATTTACCATTGTCTTTATACTTCTTGTGATTGTACATAGTAAAGATGGCCAAACGATTTCCGGCATCCTTACAGGATATATGTATCCAAGGAAGTCCCGAACCTGTATTCTTATATTCAAGAATCAATTGGTCATGAGAAACATTTTCTCTAATCCATTGAGCCCTTGCATAGTATTCTGATTTAGCAACGCCTGGGAATTGAATGTCTGCGGCCTCACCAATGTTGTGTTGACTCTTACCAGACTTACCCCTGTAAGCATTAGTAACAATCATATCTGGATACTGTTCTTTGATTGGATCAAGAACATGTACCGCAAGAGTTTTAAGTTTGTCAATGATTTCTTTCTGTGTCTTACCTTCATTACCACCCTTGGCGATTGTCGAAGATGCAACAACAGAGTTCTTAGATAGTTGTCCAAGTGTGAAGTGTGTAGATAGAGGAAGAGAATAGTTTACTCCACCAAGTACATCACCAGCACCATCATACTTAAAGTCTGCTTGTGCAATCTCTACCGCAGCAGTGTCTGCTGCCGCTTCTGGTTCTACACTAAAGTCTGAACCACCTTCTCCATGTTCCTCACCTTCGTCTGGAACACGAGGTATTGATGTCGCCTTCCTTGCCGCACCATTAGTATTAATCTTTCCTGTCAATGCATTGTACGAATAGTCAGAGAATGATGTGGGCATAATCTTACCCTCTTCAATAGCAGACTTAATTTCTGCATCACTCTTCTCTTCGTCATCACCTTCAAAGAATTCATCAGACTCAGTTAGAGGAACAAAAGGTTTCTCTTCTAATACTTCTGCTTCTTTCATTGCCTCAATCTTAGGCGAGAACCCATCAGTGTCATACTCTTCATCATCAATACTGAATGGTAGAATACCAGTTGCAATATCTCCTGTGTCCATGAATGTGACTTCTGGTGCGTATCCATCACCAGCTGGTGGTGAAGGTTTAACACGAGGAACGATTGGAATAACAGCAGTAATAGTTGATACAGTTACAGCAGTTGCACTTCCATCGTTCAAACCAACAGTAGCACCATCAATATTAATCGCAGCACCCGAACCAAGTTTCGTTGCACCACCACCATAGACAGTTAATGCTGCGGCAGTACCGATACTCATTGCACCAGTAGATGTTAGATTCGTTGTACCAGTAGACGCAATGTCCAGTGTCGCTTCAGTGTGGAAAGAGGATGCACCTTTGATTGTTGTCGCAAAGGTTCCTTCTGCAAGCATACCGACATTACCAGTAATACTTGAGGATAGGTTTCCTTTAATATCTGTGTGCGAGTTACCATCAATAACCATATCATAGTTACCAAGTACCGCATTAGTAAAGTTTGCACCAGTGATGATCTGCATGTCGCCAGTGGATTGTTGTAAGAACTTTCCAACAGACTGTTGTGTCATAGTTGTTTGTGCAGTCATCTCAATAGATTCATTTGCAAACATACGGATGTTCTTGCCAGCATGGAAGTCGATGTTCTTACCGACATTAAACTTGAGGTGTTCATCAATCTGTGCATTCATACTACCACGAACATACAAGTCGGTGTCGCCGTCAACAAATACTTTTAGATTACCACGAACACGAACCTGTTTATTCCTATGGACAATTTCAAAATCATCACCGACAATCTTTGTTACCTTAGTACCGTCTGGATGTATTTCGTAGAATGTACCCGAGCGATGATACTCGTGAATACGCTCATGGCCTGGCGTGTCATCAAACTCTTGGATGTGTCCGCTCTCTGTTTCCTTTACATGGTTGAAAGGATACTGGGCGTTGTATGAAGATTTGGGTTCGCCAGTTAAGTCATCTACGTTATCTGATTTAAATTTATTGACAGGGTGTTGGTTTCTTTGATCGTTAACCGCAAGTCTGTTTGTGTCTGCTTCATTTACTCTACGAGGATAGAACCCACGAGGGTCACTAAACCCTTTAAGAGTATTTACTTTGGATACGATAACCTCAACCTCTGCACCTTCTCTTGGCGCTTCTTGGAAGATTACCTTTCCTGCTTCAATTCTATATGACATTATGCAACTCCTTTTTCAGCAGCATACTCTGCAAGGGTAATAGACCCTGTCTTCAACCTAGAGTCTACTCTCTTTGGAAATTCATTTGGATAGAAGTGTCCACTGTCATTGCTAATATCATTCTTGAGTCCCGCCTTAGCAAACGAACTGCGAGCAATACCTTCGTACAAATCTGTATCCCATAATGCTTTACCCTCAATTGATGTGATAACAAAGTCAATTGCAGTTGCATAGTTGTGCCATGAACTGCCAGGCCGTGCTGCTTTTGGCCCACCCGCTCTAGAAGAGTTATATAATTCTTGTTGTTGTGCGTTAGTCCTATATGAATAAGATACCGTACAATCATTTTCTGGATTGTCATCAAGGAATGCTTGGATACCCTTAACAAACTTAGGACGAACTTCTGGAGCGAGTTCATTAATACGTTTAGCGATACTAGTCTTGTATCTAGACCTTCCAAACTCATCCGCTTCAACTCTTGTACCAGCACCATAGTATGAGTCTGGTGGTATCTCCATATTGTTTTCAGATTCGGGTGGATTGTTTTCTGCCGCTTGGACAACACCATCAATCTTAACAAGGACTGTGGAGTCTGTCGCATCTGTTGGTGTAGAAAATTCTGTTGTAGTACCATCACCCAGTGATGTAGATGTAGCTACTTCTGGAATAGGGAGTTCTTGATTAGGAGAGAAGTCGTGCGGAGATTGTCCAACTGGAGCTGCAGCAGCAGAAGTAATGCCAGGAATTGTTCCCATCACCATAGGTTCTTGCATGAAGTCTGGATCACGCCAGAAACCAAATACCCATGAACCTTCAATCGGGCCGGTGGGTGACATACCGATACCACCAGCAGAAGCAGAGTTCGCTGGTTGTACGCAAACTGCCCAAGGTAAGTCTATGGTAGGAAGTTTAGTTTTATCTTCTGTATGATATCCATACACACGAGCACGCACACGCCCTAATGCTAGGGGGTCGTTTCTATCTTCTACTACACCAAACCACCAAACGAAACCGTCACGGCCAGCGAAGAATGTATTGTCAGTTGTCGCCATTTATAAATCTCCTTAAAAGTATTTAGGTGACTTGATTTAACCTACCTAAATAAACTGGTGAAGTATCTTCACACATTCTAACTCTAAGGAAAGACCCAAAATGAAAACAACACTCCTTGCTGCAGCCCTTCTGGTTGCTGGCACACCTCTTTACGCTGAAGGATTCTCTTTCGGTGGTGAAGTAGATTCTACATACAATGTAGATTCAGAAAAAGCACTAGTGGTATTGACACCAGAAGTTAACTATACTATGGGGGACACTAACATTGAGTTGAGTTCACCTATCAATGTAGTGAACACTCATTCAACAACTAATTCAGACTTTGTTATGTTTGATGCATTGGAGGATGGCACTTACCCACTAATGAATTTAGAAGTGACTCATCAGTTGCGTACAAATTTAGAACTAAGTGCTGGTTCGTCTTATAATTTGAATACTCATAAGCGTGGCAACATTCTTATCGGCGCATCTTTCAAATTCTAATTAAAAAAAAGGAAGGGCAGAGATGTCCTTCCTTCTGTTTCTTATAATGTACATTGTAAACTATATGAAACATTTTACATGTAACTTACCACGACAGTGACAATGAGTTGCATTGCTACTATAAACAATATAGTCTCAATCATAATCGTAAAATTGTAATCCATCAGAACCGCTGATAGTAGTCATCTTCTTTAAGATAACATCCAACCCATCCTCACATAGAAACCCCTGTACCGTATCACCTTCACGAGTGATGCCAGGCAGTTCACATTGCAATCTTGATTTAGTCATCTTGTAGTACTGAGATACAGAAATCTCATACAGTCCTTGCTTGTTACCATAGGACATTTCATTCCTAATAACAGATAGTTCATACCTACCAAACTGTACAAGGGCTTGAATACCCTTGGGCGTTTCTGTTTCTTTAAACTCTAACTCTTTGAAATTCATAACCTTTCTCCTTTACTCTAGACCGTTGACCGCATTTCTTGAATGAGGTGATTCTTATCACGCATCGCTTCCATCTTCTTGTAGGACTCTAACCACTTCAGAGGCGACATGATGTTTTGTCCTACCGACATCTTGAGTTTACGAGAGCGAAACTCTTTCTTCAAGTCTTTCGCCATGGCAGTTCCCAGAAACCGTGAGACAAGTTTCACAAGAGTCTGACGGAACCCGACATCGTGATGCATGTTCCCAGCCGTGTGGGCGAGTTCATGGATGATGACGTACTTGTTAGTACCAGCGTTAGGACGCAGTGCAATCCCTGAGTAACTTGCCTGTCCTGCTACACGAGCGTTCGCTGAGGCTTTCATAAAGCGAATGCCTGGATTGTGCATACCAGTGTTACCGAACACCAGAGATTGATACGTCTTGGACTTGACAATACGTTTGAAGTACTTCAGACATTCTTTCTCTGATAGGTTCATGGATGACTCTGGATACTTACGCTGTACGCTAAACTCACTCTGATAGACCTTGGAACGTCCACTGTCTGTACGAGATTGTTGTAAACGATTGGTACGGATGGCACGAGACTTCTTCTCAAAGTACTCTGCATACTTGTAACATAGTTCGTTAGACATCTCATACTTACCGAACTTGCCAGTAGCGAATGCCATCTTGTATGCTTCTGAATTATAACTCATTACTGTTCCTTCTTTACATATTCACTGATGTCATGGTCACTTGACATGAAACAATACTGAGGAACAAGAAAGTCTCCCTCAAACATTCCAACTTCATCAAACCCATAAAGAGTAAACCCATCAAGTGCCTCACCACCCTTCTCATAGACAACCAAGTCATGTGATGGAGGGATAGAACCCTTAAACGTATTAATGTCAATATTAGTAATCATAATCTTCTCTCTGTTCTTTATCTTATGTAACCATTATACTTGTTATTGGAACATATGTCAAACATTATTTGCAATTAATTCGATCTTTTTTATACCGTGTTGTTATAATAACACAGTCTCTTATAACTTAATAGGGTAGTGCAATCAATCAGTAGCCAGTTTTGGGGGTGGCCCATGTGTGTGGTGCGACTGCCCTCCAAGAGATAAGTGTCATCTCTAACTCACGTTGTTCATCCAAGTCAACCTCTGTTAACATATAGGGAGAGTGATCCACAAAGAACTTGATACGCTTGTCAATCTCTTCTGCTACCCAATCCTGTACCTCATAGAAATCATCTACTATAATCTCAAGGGGAGAAGGGTCAAGGTTATCAACTGCTGCGGTGATTTTATATTTCAAGGTAAGGTTTCCTATTGCGTTCAGTTTTGGGGTGGGCCATCTAATACTATTGTGTTAGTTGCTTATATAAACTAAGTGTAACTGATATGATAGTAGTAGTTGTCTGTAAGTCTTTGATTAGCATGGAATAGTTATCTGTATCTTTATTGCATTTATAGATTACATTTGCCCAGCCAGTTCTAAGGGGGGCCCTCACAATGTACCTCATAGGGCACAAAGTCTAACATACTCTGAGCATAATGTCAAGAGGTATTCAGTGACAATCCAATCCTAGTCCGAAGACTCCAGTAAGCGCTGTGCGCCTTGCAGTGATTGATGTCCTAGTCTTTCGACTCCAGTAACCTCTCTACTGGGTTAGAAGTTCGCTACCTCTCCATTCTGTCCTCGCATCTCTAAGATGACGTAAGGCACCTTGGTACTCATGGTTACTTTGCCTGCCCAATCGCAAGCGTCATCCCATGATACGAAATGCATCTTCTCTGTAAGGGTTAATCCTTCTATGATACCTGATAGTCCATACTTCTCGTACTCTACCTCGTAACTCATTCCAAGGAACTCCTTCTTTAATGTCTCTAGCATACTCACTTCATTCATTCTATAGTTCTTTCTCTCTAAGGTACATACCTATTATACCATAGCCATTAGTGGTTGTCAACAGTTAATTGCAAATATATTCATTATTCTTTTTAAGTTTCCACTTCTCTACCACCGGCATGCCATAGTCATCCTCATCAGTCACTACATACGCCACTGTCTTCAGTACCTTCGCATGTCGCCATCCTTGTCCACCACCAGCGGTATCTCCTACCCACACCATGTGCGGCCAGTTCCAAGGGTTCTTAAAGGACTCTTCATAGAGAGGGCCGCCCAAGTTTGATTGCGCCCCTGTGTTCTCCCATGTCATGTCGCTGTACTCAAAGTACTGTCCATGCTCTTTCTCAGTGAAGCATCCTATGGGGTTAACTGTGTGAGTGTAGTACATTACTTCACCTCCACTTGGTCAACCCAAGCAGTACCTCTTTCAAGATACTCATCACGATACCACATGGCATCGACAGCAGTGTCAAACTCACAGGCGTTGATCAACTGGTTAGTAGCAAGGCTTCTCAATACATATCTAATCATAACAACTCTTCCTTCTCAATTCTATGTAACCATTATACCATTGTTTCCAAAACAAGTCAAGTGTTTCCTTAGACTATTTTGTTATAAGGTCATAAAGATATCTCTCAGAACTGCATCGAAGTAGTAGTACCCTGAGAGGCCTGCTGCCAGTAGGGTACAGCACACCTTAACCACAAGCACGTACTAACCGTTGAAGGTCAGTATCTTTAAAGTCACCAGTAGAACACCAGTTCCTCATAGCACTACACTCAGTAGCTGCAGTCAGGCAAGAATCAAACATAGGACATGTATCACAAGGACACTCCTTCTTGTTCTCAGGGCCGTAATGCATCTCTTCGTGATTGATTGCACTTCGTGTACTAGAGAAGATTCCCTGTCCAACAGAAGTACTTAACTCATCAACAATAAAACTCATATTCATCATAATCTCTTATCTCCTTTTCTCACTCTACATACCTATTATACCCGACTGTCAACAGTTTGTCAAGTCTTTTTTTCACTTTATTTGAAATAAATTCATATTATGAAATACTTGTGGTATTATTGCAACACATTCAGTGCTATCCATACCCATGAGAACAGTGCCCAAGCACAGTACCCCAATACAATCCACTTAAGCAGTGTGAACATAATCTTTATTCCACTTACCAACATTAATATCAACATAGTGACTACAGTGAAAGTAATCAGACTGAATATCAGACTCATCGAACCATTCCTCGCCCTTCATGGCAGCTACTAACTCATCGTAAAACTTTGCAACCTTCTTATACCCAGCAGTCATCGCCCACTCGGCACTCCAGTAGGGGTTGACCTGAAGGTATCCAGACACTTTATAATTGGCAGTACCATTGCGTTCACTATACCAATCGTTGTGCGCCTGCGCCGCTCCTATGAAGTCTAAGACACCTTCCTTGATGTTAACCACCAAAGAACTATGATGACGTACACCGATAGAACCTTTGACTCCGTACTTCTTCAGCACCGCCTTGATAGCAGGGGCAAGTTGTTTCTTTTTCTCTTGACTCATGTATGACATATCTTCATTCCTTTTTTCATTCTATATGGCTATTATACACTTGTTTTGGTAACATGTCAAGTCTTTTTTAGACTTTATTTGCATATAATTATAATAAAAAGGTATAAGAGGGGGTTGACAAATGCCTCAGAGTATGGTATAATGGCTACTGAAATGGAGGAATAACTATGAATTGACGAAAATAACTGAAAAAATCTCTTGACTTTTCTGAGAGGCCCTGGCACTTTTTTTAAAAAGTCGGTCAATATCACCCTTTAATCCCCTAAGCACAAAGCGATACGCCATTTATTTTAGCCTTTATTTAATAGTGGGTTTTTATGGGTAATTGTGGGACTTCTTGGATAATTGTTCCGCAAACATGAATAATAGGAGCATTATCACTCTATTGTTCTCCTATCTGCATCATTAACACAGCGTTAACCTGTTTAGCGTGTTCTAGATCACTCTCTAGTTGTTCTATATACAACATCACTACATCCTTATCCATAAGAGTCTCACAGCATATAGATAACTGTTTCTTTGCTTCTACTGATAACTTAGGTGTTCTTCTTGTCATTACGAGTCTTCTTTGTTGGTTTACCTGTCAGGTAGTTAGGTACATCCTTCTCTCTACTATCAATGTAGTCTTTCTGCTTCTGTAGCAAGTCTTGTATGGATTGATATAACCA